AAGTAACAGGTAGTGATAATGAAATGTTTTTTGATGATGACGGTAATGGTAATGTAAGAAGATATTTCTTATCATCTGGTATTAGAACATATGTAAATGATAGTCAAGGAACAATTAATTATTCAAACGGAGAAATTATACTTAACTCTTTAAATGTTGCCTCAATATCTAATATTAGAGGTGTTACATCTACATTAATTGAGATAACAATAACTCCTTTATCAAATGATATTGTACCTGTAAGAGACCAAATTGTGGAAATAGATATTGCAAATTCTAATATTACCGTAACAGCAGACACTTTTGTGGGAGGTTCAGCTGACGCTGGTGTGGGCTACACAACAACATCAAGCTACTAATGAGCAATGGCAAAATTTAATGAAAAAATATCAACGATACTTAACAACCAATTACCAGAGTTTGTCGTTGCAGACCATCCTAAATTCGCAGAATTTCTAAAAGTCTATTATCAACTTTTAGAATCAGCAGAATTATCCGTTACAGCTATTGAGGGCACAGATGGTGTTTTACTTGAAACAGAAACAGGTCAAACAAACAATCTAGTTTTAAACTCTAGTCGTAAAGATACAGCAAGAACATTATTAGATGAAAATGATAAGATACTTTTAGAAGAATCTACTTACGGTAAATTCACTAGAGGTGAAACTATTACAGGTCAAACATCAAAAGCAACTGCTGTAGTATTAGTAGAAGATATTACTAATAATAGATTAATAATTTCAGCACAAGATAAATTTATTGATACAGAAATAGTTGTTGGTCAAAATTCAGGTGCTCAAGCTACAATTTCAAATTACAGACCTAATCCAGTAAATAATATTTCAGACTTAATTAATTTTAGGGATCCTGATAAAGTTATTAATCACTTCTTAACAGAAATGAGAAATGAGTTCTTGGCAACATTGCCAGAAAACTTAGCGTTAGGTATTGATAAAAGAAAATTAATTAAAAATATTAAATCACTTTATAGGTCAAAAGGTTCAGTTCGTGGCCATGAAATGTTTTTTAGAGTTTTATTTGGTGAACAATCAGAAACATTTTATCCTAGAGAACAAATGCTTAAGGCTTCAGATGGTCAGTTTGACTCATTAAAAGTATTAAGGGTTATTGCAACAGTAGGTGACGCAACACTATTAATTGGTAGAACAATAACAGGTCAAACTTCAAACGCAACTGCTATTGTAGAAAATACTTCTACACTACAAATTGGTGCTTCTACAGTTACACAATTAATTTTAAATGCTGATAGTATTCAAGGAACATTTTTAATTAATGAAGAAATACAAGGAACAACAGCCGATACAGATGACTACTTTATTAAGGCAAGTATTACAGGTATACCTGGTACAAAAAATATTACAAATGACGGTTCATTAAATAAAACTACAGATACAATTAATGTAATAGCTGGTGGTGAGGGTGCATTATTTCAAATTGAAGATATTGGACCTGGAAGTATTACAGAAATTATTTTAGATAACAAAGGTACAGGTTATGAGATAGGCGATAAACTAACATTTAATAATACAGGAACAAATGGTGGAAATGCAGCTGGATTTGTAAAACTTGTAAATGGTGGTATTGCAGACCAAGCAGGCAGTAGGGATCCGGCTAACGGAACGGAAGACAGATTAGTTTTAGAAGGCGGTACAACTCAAGGTGACGCATATTCAGGTAATGCTATTGTTCAAGAAAAATTTACAGACTTACAAACTATAGAAGAAATATTTTTAACAAATGGTGGTGGACAATATACATCATTACCTACAGTATCAGTTACATCATCTACAGGTTCTAGTGCAATTGTAAAAGCATATGGTGATGAAATAGGAAAAATTGTAAAATTAAAAACTGCTGAATTAGGTAGAAGTTACGAAACAGCACCAACGCCTCCTGTTTTAGGTTTCTTTAATAACATGATTATAACAGGTATTGTTGGTTCTTATATTCAAAATGGTACAGTTACAGGTGGCACAAGTAATGCTACAGGTGTAATTGCAGAGTTTGACAATGCTAAAGGTCTATTAAGAATTAAAAATGTAACAGGTACTTTTCAATTAAATGAAACTATTACATCTAATTCAGGTGGAACATCTAAACTTGCAAAATTAGATATTTCAACAGCTACAGTAAATGTTGTGTCTGTATCAGATACAGATGGTGTGTTTATTAGTGAAAAAGGTAAATTATCAGAAACAACAATGAGAGTACAAGATAGTTTATACTATCAAGATTATTCTTATGTAATTAAAGTAGGTCAATCTATCGCCAGATGGCGTGACGCATTTAAAAAGACTATGCACACAGCAGGTTTTTATTTTACAGGTCAAGTAGATATTGAATCAAGAATAATAGTAACAGCAAAAGGTCCTGTTCAAGGTGTTACTTCAGGAGTTATTGATAGTCCATTATTATCTATTGTTAATACAATTTTCACAACTGTTTTTGGTAGAAGATTAGGAACAATTTCAGACGGAACATCTTTAAGACCTAAAGCAAATGTAGGTGGTAATGTTGATGTAAGTACGGATTACGAAGACCCATTTGCCGCTAATACTAGAGATTTGACAGTAACGAGAGAAAAAATATCAATAGATTATTTAAGTAGACCAAGGAATATTTTTACTGACGGTGCAGGAGTTGTACATGATATTAGAAGTGGTTATGCATACGGTGGACCTAGATTTAGTTCATTAAATAGATATGTTAATAGTGCTTTTGGTCAAACAGCTATTGGTTCTAATGCAAACTCATTTCAAAATTTAAGTAATATCAAAATACAAGGTACTAAAACAGCTCTTGATGGACAACAAACACCTATATTTTTATTTACTTCTAACGAAATAGGTAAGAAAATTAAGATGAATTATGCGTTTCCTTGTGAAATAGGAACAAACGCTGATTTATTCAGTAACACATTAACTAGATTTGATAGTAACACAACTAAATTTGATAAAACAACATCATAAAATGTTTATAAATAGTACAAAGAGATAGAGGCAAATGACAAAACAAGTAATAAGTAGAGGTACTAACGCAAACGACGGAACAGGTGATAATCTCCGAGACGGTGCTAATAAGATAAACCTCAATTTTAACGAAATTTATACAGCATTAGGTAATGGTACAACACTTGATGGTACTATTAAAATTGCTGATGATTCATCTACGGTAGCAACAATTTCTGCCAATGGTGAAACATTAAAAATTTTAGGTGGTAGTGCTATCACTAGTGTGTTATCAGGTAACACATTAACCATTTCTGCTGACGCTTCATCTCTATTGACTGCTACAGGTGCGGCTACTTTAACAAACAAAACAATTAATTTAAGTAACAATAATACACTTTCAGCTACATTTGCTGAAATTAACACAGCAATTTCAAACGCAACTTTAGTTGACACAGCGGCTTCTCAAACACTTACAAATAAAACATTAAGTGCTGATAATAATACTATTTCAGGTATTGCAGCTTCAAGTTTTGTATTGTCAAATGGTTCAGGAAATTTAGATGGTTCTGCTTCAGCAAAAGCAATACCAACAGGTGCAGTTGTAGGTTCAAGTGATACACAAACACTTACAAATAAAACTATTAGTGGTGCAGATAACACAATTACAAATATTCCATCTGCTAATGTTACAGGTGTATTTGATAATACATCTTCAGGTTCAAAAATTAGATTTAACTTTGCCGGTACAGGTGCGTTTCCAAGTGAAACAACTTACGAAGGTATGTTTGCATATGACACAACAGGCAATCAAGCTTATGTTGCAGACGCAGGTGGTTGGACAAAACTTATAAATGAAAATGCTTCAGTAGGTGATTTATCAAATGTTAATATAACAAGTGTTGCAGACGGTCAAGCATTAATATGGAGTTCAGCACAAGGTAGATTTAATCCAGGTACTGCCGGTTCTTCTTTAACAGTACAAGAAGAAGGCTCAGCATTATCAACAGCAGCTACAACACTAAACTTTGTTGGTTCTAGTGTAACTGCTTCAGGAACAGGTGCAACAAAAACAATTACTATATCATCATCAGGACATACTGCTGGTACTGATTTAGAAATGAATAATACTCCTGTTAGAGACGCAAAATATATGTCTCACCGTTCACCAGATTATAATACGCAAAATCAAATTATTACCGTTACGGTAGCTGCTAAAACAAATGAACACTATTGGTTTGGAGAGGGTTCATCAAATGGTTATGTTATTGATGGCGACCAATCTCCTCAATTAACTCTATCAAGAGGTACTTACAGATTTGACCAATCAGATGTATCAAACGGTGGTCACCCATTAAAATTTTACCATGATGTAGCAAAAAATAGAGAGATGTCAACAGGTGTTACAGTTGTAGGAACAGCTGGTAGTGCAGGTGCATATACTCAAATTGAATTTGATGATAGTACACCAACTCCTTTATTTTATCAATGTACTGCTCATCCTAAAATGGGTCACATGGTTGATTTTCAAACTGGTCAACAAACAAGATTATTCATCACTACTGACAAATCAAATACAGGTGATGGTTCAGATACAACAATAACAATATTAGCAGATAGAATAGTAGATGATGTTTTAGTTTTTGTAAATGGTATTTGTTTAGTACCAACAGATGATTATACAATTTCAGGAACAACATTAACTTTCGCAACGGCGCCGGCTAACGGAGCAGAAATAGTAGTAAGGTATCTAGGATAGGAATATGGGAGCAATAACAAGAAGAATCGCAAATAACTTAACGCTAGGCTCAGGTAGAGTATTGTTAAATACAACAACAATTACCTCTGATACTGCTACTCTTAATTTTGATAATACTCTTATTACAGCGACTTATGGAATATATGAGGTTTATATTGAATATATGTCGTCAGCAAATGGTACAGCAACAGATGGTCATTTTCAATTATCACCAGATAACGGCAGTAACTTTTCAACATCAATAGACCAGATGTCTCATAGAGAAAGACAAGATGATAATTCTTCAGGTGGAAATGTTTTTGATATTGCAAGTAAAGACGACCAAGCAGTTAGGATTTTTTCTGGTTCACAAGATAACTTGCCAAATATTGGTGCAGGATTAATTACGGTTTTTAATCCTATGAAAAGTGATAGTCATACTTTAGTTACTCATACAACTTGTAATGATGTATCAGGTAATGCTGATAATATAAGAAACCACTTTGGTGTTGCTAGAGATGATAACGCTCAAACTATTAACTATTTTAGACTTAAATTTGCTGCTGGAGATATACAAAAAGCACAAGTTAGATTATACGGAGTATTATAATGCCTAGAAATATTACAATAAACGGTGTTACAAGACAGATGACAGACGCTGAAGAGGCAACTCTAAACGCTGAAGAAACAGCATGGAATAATGCAGCTTTAGATAGAGCGTTACAAGAATTAAGAGATATCAGAAACGGTAAACTTGCAGAAACGGATTATCTAGGTAATTCAGATGTAACAATGTCCTCTGATATGACGACTTATAGAACAAATTTAAGAGATTTGACAAATGGTCTTGATACGGTAGAAAAAGTTGAGAATGTAACATGGCCGACAAAACCATAATGATAACTTGTATAAATATAGTTAAGGAAGAGTTAAAATAATATGCCAGCAATAATAACAGACAGATTTA